ATAGCTAACTACAAAAAAGAATCAGTATCAAATGTAATACCTACATTTATAATACCTGAGTACATCACATACCCTGAGCCTTCTCAAACTAACTACCATAGATTTGTATCTAGGTGGGGCTTAGAGAATGAATATATGGATGTGATGTATGACGTTAAGGATGAGCGTGTTGTGTTTCTCATACGAGATAAGCATAAGGTTATAGACGCTATAGGTAGGTCACTCAATGGCTCTGTACCTAAGTGGCTCAGGTATACTGGTAACGCTACTGTATTTAATAAGTGTATGGGTGAACCTAATGGTGTAGCTGTAATAGTAGAGGATGTAATCAGTGCTATCACTGTGGCAAAGGTGTGTCCAAATGTCACAGGCATAGCTATCTTAGGTACAAATATTAGTCACACACATATGGAATACTTACAGGACTACACAAAGATTATTGTAGCACTCGACCCTGACGCTACACATAAGAGTATAAAATATAAGAAAGAGATTGAGTCTTGGACAGGGGTAACCACTATGGTAATGATGTTACAAGATGACATTAAATATAAAACAGAAGAAGACATATTAAAACTAAAGGAGTACACAACATGATGCACGAACTAGCACTACTAAGAACGATGATGGATAAGGATTTCTATGACGACCATAAAGGTATAAGGTTTCCTGATAAGTTATTCACTAAAGATTTACGTAAGATAAAGCAGACACTAGAGTACGCTATGGAAAAGTATGAGCAGTCAGTTACACCAGCTACACTTGAGGCTTTGTTCTTCGCTAACAACGGCACACTTACTACAGCTAACAAGGAAGTCTTCAGAGATCTATTCAAGAAGATAGACAGAGAGACAGCCTTAAGTAAGGACGTAGCTTCGGATGTGTTGTCTAAGTTATTCCAGAGGGTAGTAGGTGAAGAGGTAGCTAACATAGGTATAGATTACGTCAACGGTAAGTTGCACAGCATGGAAGCGTTACGTAATATAATCTCTAGCTATCAAGATGACTTCATGCCTAACTTAAAGGTTGAGTGGGATGACATCAGCATGGATACACTACTGAAGTTAAGTAAAACACAAGCACAGTGGAAGTTTAATATCCCTAGCCTTGCTCGTAGGATAGAGGGCGTGAGTGGTGGTCACTTAATCATGGTAGGTGCTAGACCTAATACAGGTAAGACATCCTTCCATGCTTCTCTCATAGCCTCTGAGAAGGGGTTCGCTAATCAAGGTGCTAAGTGTATGGTGCTAGTCAACGAGGAATCATACGACAGGGTAGGTGAGCGATACATGAATGCGGCAACAGGTATGACAAGCAAACAGATAGTAGCTAACCCACTAGAAGCGGCACAAAAGTACAACCCTATACTCGAACAGTTAGTCTTGAAGGACACAACAGGTAAGACTATGGAGTGGGTTGAGGCTGTCATCAAAGGGTACAAGCCAGACATAGTTGTACTAGACATGGGCGATAAGTTTGCTCAACGTACTAGTGACAAGTCTGACGTGTACTTAAAGGATGCGGCAATCTATGCTCGTAACATAGCTAAACAGTATGGCTGTGCTATCTTCTATATGTCTCAGCTATCAGCGTCAGCACAGAATGTAGTCAACGTAGATCAGTCAATGCTTGAGGGCAGTAAGACAGGCAAGGCGGCAGAGACAGACCTAATGATACTCATCAGTAAGAACAGAGATGACTTCGACAGTGGAGAGAAAGATCCAGAAAGACACTTGATTGTTTCTAAGAATAAGTTACAAGGTGGGTGGCACGGTAGAGTAACAGTTGAGTTAGATGGTGACACCGCCAGATACTCAGCGTAGATAGGACATCAGTAATGCATAGGATAGAACCTTTTAAAAAACTTCTTAGAAATGTTATTACAAATGCAACGAGACCTGCACCTTCTCGTGTAGATACTCCACTTGCTTATGGTAGAATAAACACAAAAGAAGTTGACCTTACCGCAGAGTATTTGATGCATATGTTTTATGATGTACAAAACTGCAAGTGCCACTGGTTTGACGTTGAGTTAAATCCTGCATGGATAATGGAATCATTTCATCCTTTATCTATAAGTGTAGATAGATTAGAATCTGATTACATAAAAGGTTCTGTTGTTATATGTTCACGGTTTGCCAACTTAGGTAGGAGTACATATCCAGAGAAAGACTTTAGAGAAGTTATAAAGTATTTAAAATCACAATGGGGATGGGATGGTTATCTTTTATATCCCCCTATACAAAAGGAGTTATTCTAATAATGAGACTGGTACTAGACGTAGAGAACACAGTAACTAAACGAGGAGGCAAGACACATCTAGATCCCTTTGAACCTACTAATACATTAACACAGGTAGGGGTACAGAACTTAGACAACCCTGATGAGCAGTACGTTATGACGTTTGACCACGTTGAGTATCAAGACATATCGGGTGACAGGTCACGACAGCTACAGGCTGTACTAGATAGAGCTACACTGTTAGTTATGCACAACGCACAGCACGACTTGATGTGGCTGTGGGCTAGTGGTTTTAAGTATGATGGTGACATATATGACACAATGTTAGCTGAGTATGTACTGTTACGTGGACAGAAGAGACCACTAAGTCTATCGGCTTGCGTTGAGTATCGTGAGTTAGAACATCAGAAGGATGACACACTCAAGGCGTACTTCAAGGATGGGTACAACACTAATGAGATACCTCTTAAAGAACTCAGCTTCTATCTAGAGTGTGATCTAAATGCCACTGCGTCATTATACCACAGCATAGAGAGAGACTATAACACAGCAGAAAGTGAGAGCTTACATAACGTCAGAGATATTACCTTCAAGGTATGCAAGACACTGACTCGTATGTACATGAATGGTATTAAGATTGATACAGATGTACTCAACGATGTGCGTAAAGAGTTTGAAGAAGAGAAAGCACAGATAGAGACACGCCTTAACCGCACAGTACATGAGCTAATGGGTGACACACCAATCAATCTCAACAGTGGTGAGCAGATGTCTAAGGTGCTATTTAGTCGCACCCCCCTTGATAAGAAAACTTGGGTGACTACATTTGAATCAGTCTCACCTGAAGAGTTTAAAGATACACTAAATACATACAGTAGTATTATAAGTAAGACTAAGGCTAGTATATGTTTAACTTGTAGAGGTAAGGGTAAAGTATTTAAAACTAAGAAAGATGGTAAAGACTTTAAGAAACCTAGTGGTTGTACTAACTGTAGTGCCAAGGGTTATATACTAACCGATACAGGTGCTGTAGCTGGCTTTAAGTTATCACCTAGAGATAAGTCATGGGTTAACGCTAACGGTTTTAAGACAGGCAAAGATAGTTTAGATGTGTTGATTAGTACGGCACGTAACAACAACATGAGTGGTGCTGTATCATTCATACAAGATGTAAAAAGACTATCAGCTTTGACATCGTACCTATCTACATTTGTAGAGGGTATCAGTATCTTCACTAAGCAAGATGGATTGCTTCACGTTGGACTTACCCAACACGTATCAGCTACAGGTAGGTTCAGTGGACGTAACCCTAACATGCAAAATATGCCAAGAGGTAATACATTCCCTGTAAAGAAAGTGTTTGTATCACGATGGGAAGGTGGTCAGATACTTGAGGCAGACTTTGCCCAGTTAGAGTTTAGAGTTGCCGCACACCTATCAGCAGACAAGACAGCCATTGACGAGATCAACACAGGGTTTGATGTGCATAGTTATACAGCTAAAGTTATCACTGATGCAGGTCAGCATACAACTAGACAAGAGGCAAAGGCTCATACATTTGCCCCTCTTTTCGGGGCTAGTGGGTACGGTAGGAGCAGAGCAGAGGCGGCATACTACACACACTTCAACGACAAGTACTCAGGTATATCTACGTGGCATAAGTCTCTAGCTAAAGAAGCAATAGCTACTAAGAAGATAACCAATGTATCGGGTAGGCAGTATGCTTTCCCTGATGTACAACGAAGACCAAGGGGTAAGGTTAGTCACTTCACTATGATTAAGAACTACCCAGTGCAAGGACTAGCTACAGCAGACATCGTACCTGTTGTAGTAATGGAACTAGAAGAGAGACTACGGCTACTACAGTCGTGTGTAGTTAACACAGTACACGACTCAGCAGTAGTTGATGTACATCCAAAGGAGATAAATTATGTGCTACAAATAATAGATGACTTAAATAAAGATTTAGATAATATCATACATGAAGCCTACGGTATCGATATGTGTGTACCAATGCTACTAGAAGCAAAAATTGGTGACAACTGGCTTGACACAGTAGACGTAGTGTAGTAAAACTATAAGTTCTTAAACTTTTGAAAGGTATAGAAATGAGTACAGAAATAACAGTAGCCACAGAGAATGGTATGTCAATGTCAGAGATGATGGGCGTGTCCGTTGGCGAAGGTGGTAAGAAATCCTCAAGCCTAGCGAGGATGACTCAGATACATTCAGGTATCATGGGTACTAGAGATGTAGCAGGTAAGCCTATGAAGATAGAAGTAATACCTTCTGGTGCATACAAGTTGGACTTAGGTGAAGGTAAGGTTGCTTATAGTGTTGACCCACAGATACGAGTGTTCGCTATGCGTCAGCAGTGGACACGTTGGGATAGTGACAGCAGTCAGATGCAGAAGACAGTATTATCTGTTGATCTGAAGGGTGATCTCAAAGATAACA